CGCGAGATTCCCGGTGAGCGCCAGAACGGTGCGATCCCCTGGATCGAGCTGGACCCGGAGCAGACGGTGATCTCACGGATGTGGACGCCGCACCCACGCTTTCAGCTGCTCGCCGACTCGCCGCTGCGGGCGATGCTCGACGACTGCGAGTCGCTGATGATCCTGCGGCGGATGATCCGCGCGACCGGCCGCTCGCGCCTCGCGACCCGCGGCTTCCTGCTGATGCCCGACGAGCTGGCATTGAAGGTTCCCGTCAACGACGACGAGGACCCCGACGCTGACCCGTTCATGGCAGCGCTCGGACAGGCGATGATGGCGCCCATCGTCTCGGAGGGCACCGCCGACGGGGTCGTGCCGATCGTGATCCGCGGCGCCGCCGAGCTGCTCAAGGAGGTGCGGCTGCTCGACCCCGCCTCACAATTCGACGCTCAGGCATCGAAGACCCGGGAGGAGCTGCTCGGGATCATCGCGACGACGCTCGACATGCCCAAAGAGGTCGTGATCGGGATCGCGGACGTGAACCACTGGACCGCCTGGCAGATCTCCGATGACACGTTCCGCCAGATCGAGCCGCACGTGATCTCCTGCTGTGATGACCTCTCCGGCGCCTACCTGCGCCCCTATCTCGCGGCCGCCGGGATCGACGACTTCTGGGTGCAGCGAATGGTGCTGTGGTATGACCCGGCCGAGGTCGTCACGCACCCCGACCAGACGAAGGATGCGCTCGATCTGCACGACCGGCTCGTGATCAGTGACGAGGCGATGCTGAAGGTCTCCGGGTTCGGGGAGGAGGACCGACCCTCCAAGGCCGAGGTGCAGGTCCGGCTCTTGGAGAAGATGCGGATGTGGCCGCCGAACCTGGTGATGGCGTTCCTGCACGCCTGGGACCCGAGCCTCGTCGCCCCTCCGATCACGGTCGCGGGCACGATCCCCGGAATCAAGCCCTCCGGCGTCGACACCGGGGAGCCCGCCGCGCCCGCACCCGGAGCGCCCGTCCCCCCCGCAGCACCTGCCGCGGGGACCGGCACTCCACCCCCTCCCAAGCCTGCTTTACCGCCGCCCGGGCCCCCGCCCGCGGACCGTCCGCCAGCACCTGCGATCACCGCTTCGGGTGCATTAATGAACGCACGACTGTCGCGCAAGCTCGCGGCGATCGACTCCGACCTGCGCGCCCGCCTGCAGACCGCGGCGAACGGGGCGATGCTCCGCCAGCTCGAACGCGCCGGCGCCCGGCTGCGCACCAAGGTCGCCCGCGACGAGACTTTGCGCTCGAAGATCGCGCATCGCTCCAACGAGCGGGTGCCGGCGCTGCTCGGGCCCGACGTCGTGACCGCCGCCGGCCTCACGGCCTCGGAGCTGATCGGCTCCGATTGGGCGGGGCTGCGCTCCCAGTTCTACGAGTGGACCGAGGCCGCGCAAGCGCAGGCGCTCAGCACCGCTTTGCGGATCGGGCAGCTCGACGCCGACGCCGCGGCCGCGGTCAGGGCGCAGGCGGCGATGGCGCAGGGCCGCGACGCTGCCTGGGAGCTGCTCTCAGAGGCGCTGACAAGCCTCGGCCACCATCTGCTCTACAGCCCTGACCCGAACGTCGGGCCTGGGGAATGGGCGGGCCTGAACCCCGACACGCTGGTGCCGGCGGGCACGATCCGCGCGGCGCTCGGTGTCGCCGGCGGCGCGAGCTCGTCGACGGCGCTGCTCGACCCCGGCACCGGCTCGGTGACGCTCGAGAGCTACGTCGGGCAGATCGGGACTGGCGCCACGGTCTCGGACCTGCTGACCTCTGCCGGCCTGGAGCAGGCACAGTTCGAGTGGTCCCACGGGCCCGCGCTCAATCCGTTTGAGCCGCACGAGGCGCTCGATGGGGAGCAGTTCGTCAACTTCGACGACGACGTGCTCGCGAACCCCGACAGTTTCCCGCCCAACCAGTACCTATTTCCGGGCGATCACGGCGGCTGCCTTTGCGATGCCGTCGCGCTGTGGGACTTCCCGGGCAACCCGGTCAACGACTCAACCGCTGAGGAGTAACGATGCCGACCCTCACCCACACCTTCACGCGCGTTTTCAACGCGACCGTACCCGCGAATCCTTATCTGCGCTGTTCGGCGTGTGGCGCGCGAGTGGAGTACTGGCTCGACGGTCTGAAGCCGGTCCGCAACTACCCATGCGAGCATGCGGCCGATTATGAGGACGCCTGCCCGTCGTGGGGTCCGGTTGACGGCTGCAAGTGCGAAGCGCACCTCGGCTCTATCCCGCACCCGCCGGCGCCCGCGCCGCTCACCGACCACGGCAAAGAACAGGGGCCACTCTGATGAAGCTCAAGCGCAAGCTATCCGCCGCACGCTCCCGCACCGAGCTGATCGCCGACTACGCCTACGGCACCGCGCCGGCGCCCACCGCTCCGTCCACCGCTCCGTCCACAGATACGTCCACGGATACGTCCACGGATGCGCCCTACGAGCCCGCGCCATACAAGCCCGATCCGGACGAGACGGTGATCTGCCCCGCGTGTGAGAAGCACAACGACACGGACGCGAGCTACTGCGACCAGTGCGGCGCCAAGCTCGCCGGCGAGACAGGCGTCACGGTCGAGGACGCTCCCGCTCCCGCCACCCCTCCCGAGCCTGCCGTTACCGCGGCCGCGCCGGCGGGCGCACCAGCCGCAGTCCCTGACACGAACCCCGTCGACGCCGATGGCAACGTCGACGACAACGCGGTCTGCGCCAACCCCGACTGCCAGCACCTCGCCTCCAATCACCTGGACGACGACACGAACGGTCAGAACACGGGCGCCTGTCAGATGACCGACTGCGCGTGCATGGGGATGCAGGTCGAGTCTCAGCCCAACGAGGGCGCCGGCGACGATCAGGGCGCGCAGCCCGCCGCTCAGTCGGAGGAGCTCGCAGTAGAGCTCGCCGTCCCGGACGCTCCCGTACCCCCGGGGCCCGCGGCCGCCACCGAGGTCCCCGAGCTGAACCGCCCGCCCGCTGTGGAGGGTGGCGAGAACATGGGCCCCGCGTTCACGATCCCGGTCGCGATCATCGAGGGCCAGCCGACCGGCGACGGGCGTCAGATCGCCGTCGACGCGCTGACATGGCGCACCCCGCCGCTGCCGCTGATGGGCCTCGCGACCGAGACGCACGACCCCGAGGGCTGGGATCTGAACGACCCGGCCGTGATGTGCGGACGGATCGACAGCTTCGAGCGGGTCCCCGGCGAGGGCGAGACGCAGGTGATCCTCGCCCGCGGGTTCTACCTCTCCAACGATGACGGGCGCTACTTCGCCGACCTCAACGAGCAGATGGGCCGTCTCGGGATCTCCGCCGACGTCGCCGTGCAGGCCTCGGAGATCTCGATCGGCGAGATCGACGAGGACGGCTGGCCGACCGACATGACCGAGGAGCTGACCGAGGGCCAGATCATGGGCCTGACGGTCTGCCCGTATCCGGCGTTCGAGGGCGCGTACATCGTGCTCGGCGACGGCTCGGAGACACCGGAAGCGGTCGCGATCCCCCAGCAGTCAGAGACCCCGGTTCCCTCCGCGCCGCCCGCGGCCGTCACCGCCGGCGGGCAGCTCGTGCACCTGATGAGCTACGAGTCCTGTGAGCCGTGCGAGCAGGGGTTGGAGATCCTCGTGGCGTCCGGGGCAGGTCCCACGAGGCCGCCCGCCGCATGGTTCGAGAATCCGAACTTCACCGCCGGCGACGGGCGCCTGGTGGAGATCCTCGACCGCCGCGGCGAGCGAGCATTGGGCGGCAAGTTCGCGTGCCCGCTGACGATCACCGACGACGGGCGCGTGTACGGCCATCTCGCACCATGGGGTGTGTGCCACATCGGCAAGCCCGGCTGCGTGACAGCGCCCGAGTCGAAGTCCGACTACGCGTATTTCAAGCGCGGCCAGCATGTCGTCACCGCGGAGGGCGAGAAGGTCCGCGTCGGGACGTTGACGGTCGACGTCGGCCACGCTGACGTTCACTCCTCCTCCACAGAGGCGATGGCGCACTACGACAACATCGCGACCGCTGCCGCTGACGTGAACGCCGGCGAGGACGAGTACGGGATCTGGATCGCCGGCGCGATCCGGCCCACAGCGACCGAGGAGCAGATCCGGGCGTTGCGGGCATCGTCGATCTCCGGGGACTGGCGCGGTCTCGGCGGCAGCCTCGAACTGGTGGCGGCTCTCGCGGTGCCGGTGCCGGGGTTCCCGCATGCGATGGTCGCCGGCGCCGAGCAGGAAGCACTGGTGGCCGCGGGGGCGTCGGTCATGCATCGGCTCAAGCATCCCGTCGAAGCTGAGGCCCCGGAGGGCGACGTCGCCTTGCGGGCTGCGCTCTCGCCGCTGCTTGCCGACGCCCGGGCGCACGCACGGGAGCGACTCTCGCCGCTGCGAAGCTGAACAGCGGCTGGGGAGGGAGAGGGGAGCAAGTCGGGGCACCGGCGCAGGCCTGGGGGGGACGATCCCCACTTATGACATCGGTTTATGACATGAGCCAAGGAGAGGAGTGGAGCATGGGCCTGACCACTGATCCGAACGACCCTTGCCTGGGTCACGGCTCGAACGATGAGCCGGGGCCGCAGAACGAGTGCTACCTGGTGCTCAGCGACGAGGAGCGAGGCAAGGGCTTCGTGCGGCCGGTGCGCGAGGTCTACGTCCACGAGGTCTGCGGTACCGAGACCCGGATGGGCGTGGCGATCGCCGAGACCTACGCTCGCAACCCCATGTTCTACGGCGCGACTTACTGCGTCCACTGCCAGATGCACAAGCCGGTCGGCGCTGACGGCGAGTTCGTCTGGCTCGACGGCTCGAAGGTCGGCACCTGATGCCCGCGCTGACGATCGTGCTCGATGTCGAGCAGAACGGGTTCGGCGCTATGCGCGGCCTTGAAGGAACCGATGACCCGCGCCTGATCCACCTCGGGGACGACGCGCACATCGAGGTCGGTGCTCTTGAAGCAGGGATGGCCTCGGGCGCCCCGTCGGTCGCGTTCTGCTTCGAGCTGCCCAACGGCCAGGTCGTGGTCGCCGAGACAAGCATGAAGCTGCTGCTCGCCGCCACCGATGCGCTCAAGGCCCGCTACGGAGATCCCCGCTAGTCCCCTCCCGCCTCGCTCGGCGTAACCGCAGCACCCCCACCCTCTCCAAAGCCCGCAGTTTCCCGAGCGTTTCACCCCCCGCGCTACAGTTGATGGGTCGCCATAGGCGGCTCCTGAAACGGAACGGCATAGCCCACCTCCGTCTCACCAGAACATCCGGCGCCCAAATCGCGCCGCACCCAAGGAGCCCCTGATGGAGACGATCCGCGAACTGCTGTCTCGCCTTTCCACGCTTACCGCGGACGAGCTCGCAGAGCTCCGCGCCCAGATCGTCGCAGAGGCCGAGCGCCTCGACGTCGACACCGCCTCGATCGAGGACATCGCAATCTTGCAGGAGCTCGCCGGGTTCGGCGAGCAGGTGATGGCCGAGCAGGCCGCCCGCGACGCCGCCGCCGCCCAGGCGCAGGCCGACCGCGAGGCCGCCCGCGAGCGGATCGCCGCCCTGAACCCGCCCGCCGAGGAGACAGAGGAGGAGTCGACCGAGACCCCCGCTGCCGAAGAGGAGACCGACGAGCAGAAGGCCGCCCGCGAGGCAGCCGAAGCCGAGGCCGAGGAGACCCCTGCCGCCACCCCCTCCCCAGCCGCAGTTCCCGAGCCTGTCGCCGCATCCGGCGAAGGCACCCAGGTTGAGCGGATGGCCGCCCGCCAGAGCCCGCCCGAGCCGTCCCCGGAGACGCGCACACCTTCGCGCCGGCGCGCGACCCTGACCGCCGCCGGAGCGCTCCGCGGCCGCCTGGACCCCTCAAAGCCGATCGAGGATCCCGAGGAGCTCGCCGCCGCGATGGCCGAGACCCTGGACCGCCTGCCGCGCCAAGGATCGCCGCGCGGGGACGTGCTGCTCGCCTCCGCAAGCTGGGAGTACCCCGAGGAGCGCCAGCTCGGCTCCGATGCGTGGGAGACCTCCCGCAAGATGGACGCCGTCACGAGCCCGCAGGCACTGACCGCGACCGGCGGGATCTGCGCGCCGACGAACGTCGACTACGCCGTCGAGGTGTGGGCGACCGCCGAGCGGCCCGTGCGCGACGCGTTCCCCGGTTTCGGCGCGACCCGCGGCGGAATCCTGTTCGTCGCGCCCCCCGACATCGCCGCATTGGCCGGCGCGACCGGGATCTGGACAGAGGCGACCGACCTCTCACCGGGCGCGTCGACCAAGCCCGTGATCCAGGTTGCGTGCGGCTCGACCACGCAGGTGTTCGTCGAGGCGGTCTCGACGCGCCTGGGCTTCGGGAACATGCAGTCCCGGTTCGCTCCCGAGCAGGTGGCCGCCAACACGGATTTGGCGATCGCCGCCGCGGCGAGGATCGCTGATAACAACCTGCTGAACCTGCTCGCCGCCGTCTGCACGCAGGGCGTCACCACGGCGACGCTGCTCGGCGCGACGCGCGACCTGCTGACAGCGCTCAACCAGTCAGTCGCCGCGTACCGCAACTCGCATCGCATCCCGCGCTCGCAGACGCTGACGGCGATCTTCCCCGACTGGGTCCGCGAGCTGATCAAGGCCGACCTGGCCCGCGAGATCGGCCACCAGCAGGACTCGAGCTGGAACTCGCTGATGATCACCGACCAGCAGGTCGACGAGCTGCTGCGCGGCGCCGGCGTGAACCCCGTGTTCCACCTCGACGGGCAGCCCTCGGGTGTCTCGGGCGGGGTCGCCCAGTCCTTCGCGGTGCAGACCGGCTCCGCGGTGATCGAGCCGTTCCCGACGAAGATGGTCTGGTACCTGTTCGCCGAAGGGCAGATCCAGTACCTCGACGGCGGCCGCCTCGACCTCGGGGTCGTCCGCGACTCGACGCTCGACGCCACGAACGACTACGAGACGTTCGTGGAGGTGTTCGAGAACCTGGCGTTCCGAGGCTTCACCGGCGGAGCGATCCAGTACGTCTCGACCCTCTGCGCCAACGGCGGCTCGGCGGGAACGATCTCCACGGCCGGCAGCTGCGCGTAAGCCGCTCGGAGCTTGAGCGGATGCGCGGGC